GATGCGATGGCCTGTGCCCTCTGCCATGCAGCGAGCCGAGAACATTTGAGCAGGTAAAGGAGAACAACCATAGCGGCCTATCTGTCACTCGCTGCATGACACGGGACACAGAGCAAAAGAAAAGAGAGACCTGTTCAGCCTCTCTCATCTATGATGACATGGGGGCCGCTCTTGCGATTCCTCATGCCCTTGTTACTACGATACTATTGTACCACAGGTGAATGTCCGATTGTGTCCGGAGTTGTCCGGATTTTGCAGGGCGTCACGGATACCCCGCCCTTATCATAGGGCCACCCTGAAATTGCAGGGCACCCTTGTTTTTCATGGGTACAGATAGCTCAAATTCATGTACCCATGTTTGTGCAGTATGTCCATTGATATTCATGTGCCCATGTAGTATACTATAATCAAGCTAAGGAAAGGAGGACACGCCAATGGGCAGACAAAAGAAAAACGGCTGCAAGAACTGTCCCGTCGAAAAGATCGTTCTTGCAACCGCAATCCTGAACCTGGTCAAAGTAGTGATCGAGTTAATCGACCGGCTGACCAGCTGAGGAGGGAGGGCACAAGCCCTCTCCCCTTACAGCATACACAATTTACACTGACCTGTCAATACAAAGGAGAATGCCTTATGATGGATACCCTGAACATCGTGCTCGACCTCGTTCTGGTCGTGCTCAACCTGACCGTTATCGTCCTGCTGCTGAAAAAGAAAGGAGAATGACACATGGCAACCAAAGCACATCTGGAGGGCAACAAGCGTTACCTTGCCAACAAGGTCGATGAGATCAAACTGCGTGTGCCAAAAGGCCGCAAGGCCGAGCTTCAGGAGATCGCCCAGCAGTCCGGCGACAGTCTGAACGCCTTTATCATCAAGGCCATAGATGCCTATATCAACCGAGCCGAGGAGTAATCCCCGGCTCTTTTCTTTACTCGCTGCTTAGCGTGATGTCGTGCTCCTGCTCACCTGCTGGCTTTTTGTCATTGCTTTTTTCGGCATTCTTCGATAAACTGAATATATCATTACTTATAAAAATGGCGGTGAATTGTTATGACTTCTTCGAATCGTCGAATGCTAGTTGTCGGAAATGGCTTCGATTTAGCACATGGACTACCTACAAGGTATCAAGATATGCTTGATGCACTATCTCACGATACTGCCTCATGGCTTTCACTAGAAGATCGTCAGCGTTACAGTGATAATCCCTTTATTAAGTATTTCAGCAAATATAAAGATTTGCCCGGTTGGACTGGATTTGAAAATGAAATACAAAGAATCGTGAACTGCTTATGCAAAGAGTATAGCCGTATTCTTCCACCAAAAATTCAGGGTGATATTGAAAGTTTTTTCTTTGATGTTCGCGATTCTTGGCAGAGCCATGATACTAAGACCATGTGGAATATATTACAGCGAGATCTTGATGAACTGATTTCGTATATTGATGTTTACCTCAGCAAATACATCCCCAGTCAACTGCCCAAGGCTCTCTCAACTGACTCGCAGTATCCTCGTTTTGTCTACAAGCGTCACTATGACTATTTCTTATCGTTCAATTATACCAATACATACTCTGATTTTGGTAAGATGATGAACGATGGAAACGGCATAGTCGTTCCAACCGAAGATCAGTTTATCCACGGCTGCTGCTCTGCTATTGGTGCTTCTCAAAACATCGTACTCGGTATAGAAGAT